TTGTTATTGTTTATATAATCATATAAATGATTACCTTTGCACTCGGATTCTAGGACATCATAGTCCCCCATCGGCGACACTACACGCCGTTCTTCCTCTGTTCAAGGAGATTACAAAGCCCCTTAGTTGCCGCTTAGGGGCTTTTTTCTTGTACTGCTTTGTAGTGGGCAGTATTCCCCCAGATAGAGAAGTCTGGATAAACGATGGAGGGACTTTTGATGGAAAAGAATCCAAATGACAACAAGGTTCGTGTTTTCTGCAAGTACATCATTAGGAACGGAAAGCGCATCTATCCCAAAAATGGGACTTGCTTTTCTTTCTTAGTATAAGCAGAATGAATCTTTTTCGGGGTAGCGGCAACTACCCCTTTTTACTTTGGTTCATACAACTCACAAGACTTGCGATTTATTCCTCCAACTTTTCAATAGGTTTCCAATGAGTGATAGAAGCCATTCTTCCTTTCCATAAGATAATGAAGCCATTACTATCTTTTGGGACAGTTGCGCATTCTACTCTTTTGTTTTTAAAAACATTATCAGGCGACATCTTACTTGTCACCCAAACTACTTTATCATAAGGAGGCAACTCATCCTCAACAGATACCCAGTCTGACTTATTGAGTTCTTTCAAAGCTTCTTCTAAGTTAGAGATAACGCTATATTGGTTAGCTTGCCTACTCCAAATGATAGCTTGTTCTATCAACTCTATTACTTTCTTCTTATCCATAGTTATAAATTAAAATATTCACGTATCTGTTCACCTGTCATGCGATATACCTCAGATATTCGGCAGTCTCTAATTGGGCTATCCCATGCACCTGTATGTTCATCATTACAACTACCATCAGCAACACGCTCTACGGCTTCTTCTGGTCCTGTTGCAAAGTCAACGCTTAGAAGTTCCTTTTCCTCGTTACTAAGCCCTTTTCCTTCCAAAGCTATATTCAGAGCAATTTGCAACTCGTCATGAGCCTTGTCTGAATAGCCTATAGCCTTATCTAGATGACGTTTGATTGATTTTTCTTTCTTATCCATAGTTCTATTTTCTCTTCTTTTTCCCCTCTCCCTGTTGCCAAGGAGAGGGTGGTTAGTTAATCTTTTTTTTGCTTAATACCCCATGCAAGGCATCCAAATCTAATGTCTGTATCAATGTTTGAGCCATCAAAAACTCTCTCTTCTCCACAAATAGACGTTAGGGTGATACCTATAGGCAATGAAGGATAGAGATATAGCGGAATCAAACGAAGTCCAAGAGTATTTTTCTCGTTGGCAACCTTCTTATCAAATTCCTCCTTTGTAAGGTGTCCCTTGTCTAATGCAGATTGTAAACAAGAAATTTCTTCCTCAACATCTTCTTCGGATTGCCAACTTCCAAAATGTAAAGCCTTACACTGGCTTTCCGTAAGAGCATTCCAATCAATATCTTTCTTAAACTGTTCTTGAACTTTTTGCCAAGCATCATCGAGACTTTCCTTTTTAAATTCTTCGTCCCACTTTTTATATACTTGGGTACACGCAATTCGATTTGCGAGCCAACCCAAAGTTTCACTAACTTTGTCTTCTAATGAAATTTGTTCCATATTACTTATATTTTATCCCATAAGGGCTGGTTAGTTACTAAAGCTCGTCAAACTCTTTCTGAATGCTATTTAAAGCCTTTTTTATAGCATTCTTTATGTCGGCAGATTCTTTTGGCGCATACTTGTTTATATCTATTAGAGCACACCCCAGTATGTCTTCATTAGCACTCATGTCATTACAATATCTACCGATAACTTCTTTATAAGCATTAACAAAGTTGCTTAATTTGTTAGCTCTAGATAATATTTCTTCTGTCATATCTTTATATTTTATGCCCGAAGGCGGTTAATAATTGCGTCTTATCTCAACTTTCCACTCCTTAGAAGAGAACTTCTTTTTGAGGTTTTTAATTAAACTCTCTATCTCTTCAAGAGATTCAAAGGCATTAACTAAATCCCCTACTTGATACCAATAGTCCCATCTGTCTGGTTGCTCATCTTTCTCCTTTTGAGTGAGTGGTCTAACAAACTCCCCTTTGATGGTTTGATATTCATTTGGAATTTCAATTCCTCCCAAATATCCACTTACCGAGCTGTTATCACACACATTGCTTACTTTAATATACAATGTTGCGTAATAATGTATTGCACCACCACAAAGACCACAAAAAGAACTAATTTCGATATTCATAAGTCTTTTTTTGTCTTTAGTATAGCTACCCATAGTTGTATATGTTTTACCAGAGAGATTAAACTGAAATCCTTCTCCAATATTCTGAGGAATAACCCCAGTTATCTTAGATATATCAAATCCCTTTTCTATTCGTAAATAGCTGTTTGTATTCATACGCTTTGCTTCTTATGCCCGAAGGCGTTAAACACTATTTTCCTTGATATATAAACTGACTTAAATCCACCTCATTGTGAATAAGGGTATTTGCAGCCATTAAACCATTTATGAGAAGTTCCAACTCATCTTTGTTGATAAAGAACAATTTTCTTGCTATCTTCCCATCTTCGTAAGCACCAAGGAGAACTCTATCGTCTTCAACTTCTATGTTTATAAAGGGCTTATCCTTTAATGTTATATCCAAACTATATTTGCCCATACCTACACCTCTATTTCTAAGTTCTTTCTAGCCCAAGCTTCTGCCTTTGGCTTAGTCTTGAACTGCTTGTTTTTTACTTCACGCCAAACTCCATAAGGTGCATTTTTGTACTCAATTAAGAAAAGACCCTTCTCTATCTTGACTATTCTATATTCATATACTTTCATACGCTTTATTCCTTAACTTCTTTAAAGATTACATTCTGATTATCTGAGCGACTTGTACGACCGCATTTAAATTTATAGGGTGCAATACACCCAGGGGTCTCAAAGAAACAACCTCTGCAACCTGATTGTTTAACAACTTCAAGAGTAACAGTAATTCTTTCTCCTACTTTAAACTCATTAAACTCTTTCATTTTCTACCCTGCTTTCTATTTTAAAATTTTTGACAGCTTTCTTCTTTTGGCAGTAAATCATCAACATACCACCAACGCCTTAATCTTTTTTCACAAGAAAACCCTCTAACCCATTGAATATCATCAGGTATTTTTATAGACCGATAATATATGCCACCTTTATAAGTATATTCAACTATAACCATTTTGTCACAAGGAATCCTCTCTTTAAAGACATCGTGACATAAGTCCTTCAAGAACTCTTCTTGCATCCACTTAGCACCTAGTCCAATAGCTTCTTTGGTGTCCTTTTTGTCGAACATTTCCATCGCATCTTCATCTTTGAAGGCTTCTACCATTTCACCGCAGCCAAGGAATTTATCCTCGTAGATTTCTTCCTTTGCAGTTTCTATTTTCTTATCGTCTATCATAACTTACTTCTCCTTTAAACGTTCTATTAATTTATCTGCGATTTTGATGGCAGAATTAACAACACTGTCATACGTAGAGTTAGGACGTTGTACAAGACCTGCTGCAACATCTTTTGCTATCTCATATCTTCTCTGCTCCCAAATGGTTTCTTCGTTATCATTATTCTGGGTAAAGCTTGAACAAAGTTTAACATTCTCCTCACTTGGTTTGGGTCTTTTGCTACAAAAAAAATATCTGGAGCAGTAACTACATAATCCTTTCATCCCTCACCTCCTTTCCACTCATCAGTCGTTCCTAGTAGATGTGCTGTCTCTTCGTTGTAAGGGATGCAATATAAGTTTGAACTTCCATCAATGCATATATGATAACCTGTCTTATGTGACTTATGTGAATAGAAGTTCAATACCCAATAATCTTCAGAACATCTTCTTGAAAGTACCTTATCAAATGGTTTCAGCTCAATCTTTGGCTTCAAATCAACAATCTGTTTCTTCTCAGCATCCCAGCGTTTGTTTTTCTTTGCGAGAGCTTCAAAGAGTTGCTGCTTCTCGGAGTCAGTAGCCAGGCGGAGGCTATAATGAACTTTTGTATTACCATATTCATCTAAAGTATATTTATCGTCAGCATTATAGAAAGCATAGTAAAAAGCTCTTTCGTCTCCATCTTTATATTCACTTCTTAAGATGAAAATACAATTTGCAAAACATCTACCTTTAATTCCTTTCATAAACACAATATCCCCATCCTTGAACTCTGGTTGATTATTCTCAATCTCCAAAGTGGTGAGGTTTAGCTTACCACCATTATCCTCCTCAATATCGCGGATATATTGCCTGATGCACGCCTCATTTGTAATCTTGCACCAATCCTCTACTTCGAAGGTAGTACCTCTACTCTTAGGGGTTACAAACTTTGCATCAAATCTAGTATAATCGTCATTTGCCCACTTATCGAAGATGCATGATGCGCCAAAAGCACCAGCTAGCACATCGCCTTTCTTCCAAGCAAACTTCTCCCAATCACGCATTGATTTGCCAGGGTAGATACACAAAACTCCTTCCTTGTACAATTTACCGTCTTTATCGAACCATTGTTCTTTATTATGATGCTTAACTTGAAAAGCACCACATGTATTAGTAACGACATATAGCGTAACTTCCCCAAACATATCAGTCCAGAGTTTCGTACCATTTGGCTTATTCTTTAGGATTTTCGCTATGTTAAGTTCTTTTTCCATATCACTTCACTCTTTTAAATTGAACATTCTTTCCGTCTTTTCTTGTGCTTGCGCTACAGTTAAAATCACCGCAAACATTCTCATAGATATTGCTACTTATCTCATCGAAAAAACAGCCATTGCATTCTTCCTTCTCGGTCTCAACCACTTTTAAGATGATTTCTGACCAATAGGTAAATCTTCCATAGTTACACCTCCTCGTTGTATTTATTTTTCTTACGTTTTAAATTAGCAATTCTAGTCTCTCTAAGATACTCCTTAGATTTCTTCAATCCGAGTTTCTTAGCTTGCTTTGTAACCTCGTAAACGCTTCTGCCGATGATCCTGGCAATCTGTTTATTCGAGGTGTTCGAATAAGCGACAGTCAAAGCCCTCGTCTGAGTCTCGTTCCAAGGTGTACCGGTATTATCCTGTTCATTCTCCAGGAACTCACCATCAGCATTAAGGTTGAAGCCGTTGAGGATACAGGCATTTGCTAGGGCGTTCTCGGCTCGTTTCCAGTCGAGTACCTTCTGACCGATAATCTCGAAGCCGAGGTTGAACTTATCCGGGCATTCAGAGAAGACTTCCTTGTCAACCTTGACCGGGTAGAGAATCTCCATAGCATTGCGCATGCGAGCATAAACTCCTCGAATAGGGTTCGTGAAGCGTTCTGCGATGTTGACGGCGTGGATACCGTTGTACTTATCCATCATCTCGGAAAAGCGTTCTACTGAGCTTACAAGCATACTGCTCATCAGTTCAGACATCATGAGCATTGTGTACATCTTATGCTCTTTTACGTGATGCTTGAGGAACTGGTTATCGATGGCATAGAAGCATTTCTGTACGTCCAGCTTCAAGTCCTCCTCGATATTGTCCGTCATATCCATCCAGAGTTGGGACATACCGCATTCCTTCATGTAGTGCATGAAGGCATCGATGAGTTCGTCAGAGCATTCCTTTGCCTCTGCGATTCTCTTCTTAGCCTCGAAGCGGAAGATTTTCTTGTTCTCCTTGATAAGGTTGTACGTATCGGTGATCTGTGTCTGAACGATTGAGGCGAAACCGCCGACCATAGAATAGAAGAGCATATAGAAGCGATTCACCTGCTCTTCGGTTGGTACTTTGACCGGAATTCTAGCCAACACCGGTCTGGAGAAGTTTGGATTCCATCCTGTCTGCATACTATACCTCCCTCTCTACGGCCAATGCACAGCTGATGCAGAAGACCATCAGGAGTGAAAGGAAAATGTGTTCAACCATAAAACAGATGAAACCGTAACCTGCGATGAGTGCTGCTATTACAAGCAGAATCATAACTATTGTATGTTTATGCTTTTTCATTGTATATTACTTTAAGTTTCCGTATGCAGCATAGAAGCTATCAAGCTGCTGCGTAGCGTGAACTAGTTTCTTGTTGTAACTATCTCGCTCTGCTCTAGCCTTAGAGATAAAGACGAAGCTAACGATGATTGATATTACTACCGTTACCGCTATGAACAACCAAGGCAGCTTGTGAACTGCCTTATTGATTACTCTTCCTAGGTTTCTTACAATAACCCAGGAGTAGATCCAGATGAACACTACCGCTTGCTTTGTGGTAGCGTTCTCGATACGTTCTTTCTGTGTCATAATTCTAAAATTCATTTGGTTCGGTTGCACCAGTTATCGGTAGATTTCCAATAACCAGCCATCCATATTTCTTTCTTTGTTGCATCAGGATGCTCGTTAAGCCAATCCTCTGCCATTTTACTTACGTCCGCCATCTTTGTCACGTTTTGATTCTCTTTCAAGCTTTCTGTTTAAAACCTCAAGAGGTGATTTCTTAATATCAATACCTTTCAGCCGGCAGTACTCTTCATAAGATACGGCGTTTCTCCTAGCTTCTTCGTCCGCTTTCTTCTGACGTAATACATTCTTTTGACTCTCAATCTCGACTCTCTTCTCGTACACCTTACACATGTACTTGTCGAGAGCGATGAATAACTTCTGTGGATTTAAAGTCCTGCCGACATAAATCTCACCGTACTCACCAATGGAGAATTCATAGAAGAATCGTGTAAGCTCTCCTGGAGATACATGGTAATATTCCTGCCTGATACGCTGTGCAATCGCCTTGAACTGATAAGGAGTAGTAGCATCGAATGCACCTATAACCATAAACAGGTCAATAACCATTGTTTTGATCCACCATTCGCTTGCTCCTTCCTTGAAATACTTGTCGATTTCCACGAACGAAAGTCCGCCGTTCTTTACAGAGTCATACACCGTAGGAACGCTGCTGATTCTCTTTTGAAGAGTCGGGTATTTATTCAAGAACAAAGCGTATTGCGCGCCAAATTCCTCGATTGCCTTTTTGTACTCATCCGGCAAGGATTGAGTTGATCTTATTGAAAGTTCGTTGCTGCTGTTCATAACTATTTATGCTATTATTTTTCGGAGCGTACAACCCGGAATAGTTGTTTCCCATAGAATGCTCAACGATAACCTTTGCGTATTCTGGATTTCCATTTGACAACTGTAGAAGTTTCTTTTTAAGAGCTTCTAACCCACGAGGCTTGTAAGTCTGATGCTTTTCTTTCTTGTATGCAAGCCACATTTCAAGAGCTTCCTGGCAAGGATAAAACTCCTCTTGCTGCCCTTCTTCCTCAAAGTCAGATAAATCTTTTCCTAACGAGAATGCAGCACCCAGACAAAAGATTTTCTGCTTTTCCAAGTCATTCGGGAATAACTCGCCTGACTTCTGTCTAATTTCTTTAGGTAACATCATTATTTATAAATATTGTTTGGAATTCTGAATATCATGTTCGATGTGCAGAAGCGCTATATACTCTTCAGAAGAGGGAATATAAATGCCGGCTACGTTACTAGCCCAGTTTCTGAAACGTTCGATAGCCACAGACAGCTCTTCTTTCGTAAGCTTTGCGGTTGATATTACGTATTCCCTATCTGTTCCGAGCAGATCATCGCGCTTCTGCCGCACGAACAAGTCTCTATTGACGATCCTCTTGAAGTAACAGGTCTTGACTTCATCTAGAGTGTTGCCGGTCTGCAAGCCGAAGTAAGCGAGGATTGTATGAAGGTACTTCAACTGCTGAAGTGTCTTTGCCTTCTTTTCCACGACCTCTACCATACTCTGCTTTTCAATCAGCTTCTCTATCCTCAGTCTGAGATTCTGCACTTCAAGAGGATTCTTGGTGTTATACATCATACACTATTTCTGCGTTGAATGTATCTTTAATCAGTTTCAGCTTGACCGCCAGATCAGAAGGGTAAATTATCAGCTT